TAATACCATGCATAAACGTACTGTTATATAATTGTTCATCTCCATCAACTCTAGGGATTATAACCTTCCAATTTCTATCCATTATTTGTTCCTTATTATCATGAGTTCATATAAACATGCGGCAAGCTGTAACTCTTTATCAATTGCTTTATCACTTCTATAAGCGTAATGGGCAAGAGTAATAGTAGCTTCTGCTTGCTTGGATTTCTCGAATGTTGGTATCAATTTTTTATAAAAGAAACTATACCATTCATTGTAATTAATATTGCTGTTGATAATAAACTCACGAGCTTTTGTAAATTTATTCGCATTTATAAGACCAATAATTTCATCGGTAATCTCAATTGCTTTCAAAACTCCCACATCTATGAGATTATGTTCCTTATAATAATTCTGACAGACACTTAGTATTTTACGAATAGATGGATAATGTTTTTCAATCAAGGGAACAATAACAGATGTATCGAATTCAACCTTTTCATTTTGAAGATACATAACTATTCTTTTTTCAATCTTTGGAATCATTTCTTCTTTATTCGTGCTGTAGATCTCTCCAAAGTTAACAAGATGAAATCGATTCATAATAGGTTCTTGAATCTGTGCTATAGAATTACAAGTCACCATGAACCGACAAATATTCTGAAATTGTTCTACACAACCTCGAAGTGCTCTCTGGAATGCTTCTGATAATCCTTCTACCTCGTCAAGCAAAACTATTTTCTTTATATTTTCTTCAAAGGTAGAACAAGAAGCAAATGATACTATTTTTTCTCTAAGAACATCAATTCCATTATCTAAAGAAGCATTGATTACGATATGGTCACAATCAATTTCATTTATAAGACATTTCGCCAAACTACTCTTACCAGTACCGGGAGTCAAAGAGTATAATATAAGATTAGGAATTTCTCTTTCTGTAACCATCTTAGAAAAATAAATCTTATTCTTTTTAGGAAGAATAATTTCTTTCATAGTAATAGGTCTATATTTTTCCGTCCATAAAGAATATCCATGTCTCTTATCCATTATGATTCCTTTGCCGCTGAAAGAATATGTGGCGAATTCTGTTTAACATACTCTGCCGATGCCGAAACAATTGCGTCTTGATTTTTAAAAACTTGAAGTACTTTATCATGAATCGAATTCTTTTGTATCTTTCTTTTCAGATCACGAATTCTGCGTTTTGCATCTGGTGTATTACTCATCTTTCCTTCAACTAACATCCTATATGCTTCGGCATCCTTTTGTACTCTGGTTTGTGGGGGGAAAAGACAACCACAAGGAACATATGACTGTGCTTTAATATCAAACGCAGTATATCCTCTACCATAACATTTCCGACAACCACTTTTAGGGTCTCGAATTTTAATATTATTATTCTCAAAAAACGATTTAATTTGAAGAATAGGAGAAACATCTTTTTTATCAACGACTACTCCCTTACCAACATCAACAAATTTTTCGTCTTTTACAGGAGGAATATATTTTTCGCCTACAAGTGATTCCCCTTCTTCAAACTGTTCATCTACAATAGAGTCATCAAAGGAATCATCTAACATTTCCTCAGACTCTTCTACCTCTGGTACTTCAAGTTCTTCAAGACCTTTGTTCAAAAGATTATTATCAGATACCATACCCATAATTAGTTCCCTTCTTCTTTAATTTTGCCAGTGAACAGATCAACAGTAATAGGATTGTCTGTGAATGATGCTTTGATCCTGCCATCTACGGTCTTAACCTCAAATGTATAATCTCTTTTAGGAATGTTCAAAAGAAAATCTGCATTAATAGTAAAACTAAAGGCATCGGAGAATCCCGTAAGATTTTCAATAGCGAAGTTCTTGCTGTAGGTTTTATCAAATGCTTTTTGTTTCGGATTGATATTTATATTGACAAGATCTATGTTGACCATAGTAGCATTTCCATGAACACGAGCTTTACGTTTCTTGTCAGATGATATCAATGAACTTGCCTTAGAAAATGATTCAAGGTCTTTCTGTGGGAATTGAAATCTGAAATCAGAAGATCCCCAATTTGAATATACCTTTGTCATGTCAATAATTTCAGAACATGCTCTAGGATCTTTGAGATAATATTCTGTCTTTGATGACTTGTCGCTTATAACAATCTTATTATTTCCAATATCAATCTCAGGTGTCTCGAAGAGCTTAACAAACTGATAGAACTCATCAAAGTTATAAAATGCGATCTGTTCTGTGGGAAAATCAAATGTGGTGCTTGGGGCGGTCAAATTCATCCATATATATGTCTCTGGATGCTTGTGTTTAATTGTGATCTTGTCTCCCTCTTTTACCATTACAATCGAATTATTAATAGGTGAGAGACTCTTTACAATATCAAACAACTTACGGTCATAAGACAACGCCATAATCAACTTCCTTTCAATAGGGTTATAAAAAGTGATGTAAATAGTATAGCGAATATTTTTTAAGAAGTCAAGCGGTTTTTTTAATTTTTTCTTTTAATATTTTATTACAAAGCTGATTAAAGGTAATATCTAATTCATGAGCTAGTTTTGCTAAATTCAAGAACATTTCATCAGTCAATTCCACTTCGATTTCTTTCATATCTCCTCCTCTTTATTTATTGTCTTCAAGATCATCCCACCAATTAGAGGATGCAATCTTATCACATATCCAATAGAATCGATGCCCAAGAATTTTATCATCTATCCAATCTAAAATTTTAATAAGATATAGTTTCATATTCCACATATTCCACCAATACAATTATCTTCTTTAGCTTCAAAGACTTTATTTTCATTATCTAAAGCTTCTTTAATATCACATCTTGTTAATGGTTGACCTGTTCTACATCCATCAGGATAACATGTAAACCCTCTAAGACGTTTAGCGTATTTTAAAAGAATTTTTGAATATTCCTCTAATGTTTCTTCGTTGTTCTTTTCGGTTCCCCACGCAGGTAAATTACAAGTTGAAGAAATTCCCATATCAACATATTGTTGAATATCTGCTTGTGTCTTAACTCGTTCTTTAAAATCTATATCATATGCATCTTGTATATCTTCTATTTTAATTCCACTATCAAGCAATCTTTTCACAGTAGGATCTATTATGTATTGATATTTGTAAACATCTTTTTCAAAATATTTTCTCTTATACGCCTTACAGAATATAGGCTCAATTCCACCAGTTGTTCCTGCTAAAATACTAGTGGTTCCATTTGGTGCAATTGCTCTTTTAGCTTTTGGTACAGCTATTCCTATTTCTTTAGAAAACATATATGAAGTAGAATTAGATTCTTGTTCCCATACGTTTAATAGTTTATGTAATTCTGGTGGGACTTCGTATTTAAATTTATTCTTAATTAACCATTCATGTATACCACCTAATCCAAGTCCAATTCTATTATTTTTATCTCTCATTTCTCTTGCTTTTGTTGTGGGACAATCAGTATATATTCCTCCACAAATAAGAAATTTTGTTGCGAACTTTGTTGCGTGTGCCATTTCTTCTTTATTATTAATTCTATTTAAATATATAGTTCCTAAATTACAAGAATCTGAATCTTCGTCAGTTGTATATTCTGTACATGCATTTCGCAACATTTCATTGTCTTTTAGAAAGTTAAAAGAAAATCCCGGCTCACCAGAAGAAAATGCTTGCTTACAATTCTGTTCCCATACTTTTTTAGCATGGTTTTTTAATTCGCTTTTTTTATTTTCTATTACTCTAAAAAACTCTGAATCATATACAATACTTATATTTGTTCCATCTAAGGGAAGAGGAAAATCAAAATCTTGATCTTTACAAATATTTTGAATTTCTGTTCGGTTTTTGCTTGTAATAAAATCAAATATATCTGCATGAGACCAATTAAGACCTGCCCATAATGCAGACCTTCGATCCCCACCTGATCTGATATGTCTACCAACCTCATTTGTCATATGCATCAAGCTTAAGGGGCCAGAAGCAACACCACCTGTTTTAGAAATTTTTTGTCCTTTGTTTCTAATAGAGCTATATTCAGCACCAACACCACCACCAGTAGATAACATCATAGTTACTTTCTTTAAATGATCTGCCCATTCTTCTCGACTGTCAAGTGGTTTCAATGCAAAACAATTACATATTTGATGAAAAGGTCTACCTGCGGCTGCAAGATATCTACCACCGGGAATAAATACTCGGTCATAAATTAATTTGAAAATATGTTCTTTACTTTCATCATCTAAATATTGATCACATATAGAACTTACTATTCTCTTACATGTATCTTCCCATGATTCCTGTTGGTTAAAACTATATCTATTAATAAAAATATCATGTGCGAATTTAGACCCAAAAACATCAAATTCATTTTTCATTGTTTTGATTCCTTTTGTGATTGTTAAAATTTTGAGTTATCATATTAGTTTATTTGTTCATCTGTAATAATTTTAAATTTCCACCCTCTATCATTGCAGTATTTTTGAGCAGATTTCCATTTGTTCATATTAATTACATATGTCTGACATTGAGCTTGATATCTTTGAGAAGCTTTTGGTGTCATCTTCTTTGGACGAATTGGTGGAAGTGTTTCGGATTTTGATTTGATTTCTAAAAGATATTTGCATATTGTTCCATTTGATTCACGAACTTCTGCATAAAAATCTAAGAAATACTTCCTCTCTTCGACATGATGAAGTCTACCATTTTCAAATAGAGGCTTGAGATATGGAATTGGATTTTGTTCATACGACCATCTGATAATATTCTGATTATTATCTAAAAACCAAAAAACTCTTTCTTCGAGTCCTGATTTATATTGAATAATTGTCTTTTCGCCAATATATTTTGAAGGATTAGAAATTTTGAAATCGCCCTGTTTCCACATTTTATTTATTATTTTCCCATATTTTTTTACAGAGATTAATAAAATATTCTTGATTAAAATTATTTACTAATAGTTCCATTATTATGAAGTTTCTTAATCTTTTCTCCTATGATATTCCAGTTACTTATAAGTTTTTGTAGACGATGTTTTGTAAAGAACTTAAAGATAATGGAAGGATCAATAGGACTAATATCATAATTCTTAAATTTATTTATAACAATTGTAACTATCTCCGATGGAATACACTTTAAATCAATTAACTGCTTATTTCTTTCCCAATTTGATTTAAGGATCTGATCGGTTGCTAAGTATTCTTCGAGACCAGATTCTAATATCTTAGCCGAAGTCTTTGGGCCACATTTAGGACGTATCGGTGGTATAGAATCTCCAGAATCTCCAGCAAGAATCTTTATCTGAAGGTCTTTGTATGGGTTTATAGATTCCACGAATGTTTCTGTAATTGGTTTATATTGTCTCACTTTTGGAGTTAACAATTGATTAAGATCTCGATCACTTGAAACAATTATAATATTATCATTTTTAATTTCTCTGCTAAGTATAGAAATTACATCGTCAGCTTCCGTTTTCTCTTCTTTGATCAAAACAATATTAGTAAAGGTTCTTTGAATGTCCGTTAATAGTTCATCAAAAACAACAAAGAACTTATCAAATTGAATTGGAGATTTTGCACGGTCAATGTGTCTCTTACACTTATATTCTTTGTAGACATCATACCGCCAATTTCCTTTTCCATCTCCTGCAAAAATTACTTTATTGGGTTCAAACTTTCCAATAACCGAAAAGAGACTATTAATAAAAGTATGTTTCCATAGCTCAAATTTTCCGTTATCTGTAGGTGTTGCGTAAATCACTGCATGAAGAGCACGATAAGCCATGTTACTGAGATCAAATATCAATGTAGTCTCTTCTTGCTTAAAAAAATCATCTAATGGATCGGACATTATAGAAACCTTTCTGCTTCAATTTGTAGTATATTATCAAAAGACAATGTTCCTTCTTTATGTAGTCTTCTCCTATCAATATTATTTGAAGACCCTGAACGTTCTTTTCCTTTTCTAATCCAAACAATATCTTCTTCTGAATGTAATGTCATATTAAAATCTCTATCATAATCACTTTTAAAATTTCCTATTGTTTTAAATCCTGCATTGAACATAGGAGAATGACCGATATGAAAAACTACAACATCTTTTACATTATTTTCTTTGAGGAATATTTGCGCAATCTTATCAATTCCATTACAATCAGCAACAACAAATATAGAAGACTCTCCAATTGCTTTTAATATTTTTGGTTTATAGTGTTCATCAAATTCTTCCTGTGTTGCATCTCTATGTCCACTTATAAAATAACATGTAGACATTATAGACACCTTTCCATTAGACATTATTTAACCTCTTTCTTTAACGCCCAATCTACAAGTTCGCTATTATCAATTTGAAGTAAAACACTATCAATAAAAACTCTCCAATGAAGCAACCTATGATTTTGTCTCTGTTGTATAATATTTAAAAGAGTTTTATAGCTCATACACCATTCTCTTGTCTGTAAGAATCCTTCTGGAAGTTTCTTTTTAAGGTCGAGAAAATTTCTATTGAATATAAGAACATTCAATTCATCAAGATAATCATTTGATATATCTGAATCCTCAAAATCAGAGACAATCAAATTTCTCTTAAGTATTGTATGAACTGTACTTTGAGATTGCTTTGAAGAAATTCTATATGTATCCGCTTCTATCCACCAATAACGAGGAGCTTTTACTTCCAACCAAATGTAAATATGCTCCAAGAATTTATTATGACCTCCAATTTTATTACAGAGTTTTTTAGCTACTGCTCCCATATTTTCTAATGGTTGGTTCTTATTTAATGACAATCCTATTAAAGCGGAGTTATAACCTGCTTCTTCTAATTTCTCAACTTCTATTTGCATTTGATTTTCCTTTCTAAATAGACTCTAAAAGCCTCGAAGATTTGCAAGGCAGTCAAACTACCTCCAAGCAATCTTTGAAGCTTCTACTCTGTTATATGATGTAAATTTAATATATTTGGGAGTATTGCAGAACATTCGTCAACCTCAATTAGTAACTTAAACGATTAATTAGATTATCTCTGAGGTAATAGTATAGCGAATATTTTTGGAGAAGTCAAGCCTTAATATTAAAATAAAGATTTTTATAAGCTCGATCATTAATGTCTCTTCCATTCAGTATCAAAAACATAATAGTCTGATATTCTTTAAATCTTTCTTGAATAATAAGAGCGGCATCTTTTTTAGTTGGAGCTTCTTTTATAACCATCATACTATCTTTTAAATGTTTGATTACCTTTTCAGTCTTCAATCCAATGTCAACTATCTCTTGAAGCATTTCCTTACACTGTGAAGCTATCTCATAATCGAAGGTCTCTACCATTTTGTCATAGAAAATCTTATACTCCATTGGCTTTCCGAATGATACCCAAACGTCAAATACCTTATCAAAAGATCCAATAAGAGATTTCATTCTATGTAAGGCAAGATACCAAGCACATTTCAGCTTGTGAAGGGTTTGATCGCCATTGGTATAAATAACTAATCCTTCGATACCCTTGGATTCTTTAATAGTCTCCATGAGGTCGGTGATTGCCTTAAATCGATACATAGCAGGACGCTTCATTCCTATAGTCACGGCATACTCATCAAGCTCCTTTTGAGTAACCAGAGAATAATCCTCATGCTTGACAATTCCTATAAGATAAAAATCCACTTCTGGATACTTTAATATAATCTGATTGCTTGGAGATACCCATTCAATCAGAACAGAATAAACCCATGTAGGCGAAATATTCTCTAAGAGCGATGAATATCTTTCTTTAAGAAAATTTAATTCATTTCCATTGTCGTGAATAAACGCATCGAAGGTTCCACGAGTTCTTATGATGAGTTGATCTTTGTACTTTGATATTATAAGTAAAGATCCATCAATTTTAGCAGGAAGAACAGCATTTGATATATCGGTAGGTGGTGGAGAAAGCTCTAATTGCTCTCCATAATTAAAAAACTTAGGAAATCCTGCGCTGATCAATTCCCCTTTTTTAATCCATATAGAAGAACGAAAAATAAGATTATCCTTATTCCAATGTGCTGAGATTTCTGGCTGAATAAGAACAACATCATCACCTGCAATAATAGACTCGGAGATTTTGAATTCTTCTCTGTTAATAGTTTCTAAGAGATTTTGGATTTTCATTTCTTCCATTGTTTCTTTAAATATGGAACTAATTTTTCTTTATAAAGGATATTCGCATATTCTCTTTGTTCTTCTGTATAATATTCGTCATCGTCTTTACTTTCATCTTCCCACCCTATAATTTCTAAAATATCCCCACATACAAAAGAATTTCCAAATGGTCTTTTACAATCAACTCCTATACTACCATACTCACAAGAATCATCATAGCAAAGATTATCATAAAAAGCATCTGCCAAAAGTTTTAAATCAGATTGAAGATTTCTTTTCATTTCTTCCACTCCCTATCCTTCACAAGATTAAAATTGTCTGGAAGTGTTTTCATTTTCTCTTGTACCTGCTCAAAACTCACAGGCTTATATTCCCATGTATCAACCCCAATATCAAAACTCTTGCCTTGTCCTTGAAGTTTTCCATGACTATGCCCATATAACATCCATGAATTATAATGGCTTCGATTCCATACTCTCATAGAATAGTGATCAAGAACAATATGCTGTTTGTTTATGTTTATTTCTTTACGCACTCCCATACTACTAAACCATCCACCGAAACGATCAAGATGATTTTTAAAGTCATGGTTGCCAAGGATATAATGTATTTTGCCATTAAGTCTATATCTAATTTTTCGCAACTCTTCAATATTACCAAAACCAAAATCTCCAAGCATATAAACTGTATCTCTCGGATTAACACATTCATTATGATTTTTTATAAGACCTTCATTCATTTCTGTTACATCCTTGAAAGGTCTATTTCCAAATATAATAGACTTCGCATGGCAAAAATGTTGATCAGAGGTAAACCATATATTAGACATGTTTTTCTCCACCAATTTTCATATAGGTTTGTTTCATTTCACCCATCAATTTAATATCTACATCTACTGTAATTGTGTCCAAAACAGAATCTATAATATCCACAAGAATCTCACATTCCTCTTTAGATAAAACAACTGAATTCATACAAGACTATCCAAATATTTCAACCAAAAAATCCGAGCTTTAGCAGAAATCAAAGAACCAATTTTCTTAGGATCAATCTGATTTTTTATAAGAACATCAGTCTCTTCTTTAATAATATCGTTGTAAACCCATCTCAGATAATCTCCTGTTGTGTGCATATCCAATGGTTTTCCAAGTTCTACCATTTTGTCAATACCCTGCTTCATCCGATTTTCAGTCACAGCATATTCGACAAACTCTTTCATGCCATTTAATTCCTCTACATCAATAGGAACAATAGTTTTTACTTTAGATATACTATGCTTCTCGCCTTTGCATTTGAAAATATATCTCGAATCGTCTGTGATGCACTCCCATACAATACCTTCTCCGATAGAATTTGGTTTTCCGAAATATCTACCAACTGGACATTCTTTCTCAACTGCTTCTGTAAGTTCTACCAGTTTATTTTGAGCAATCTCAGGATAATTAAAATCAATATCCATTTTATAATTCTCAAACTGATAGATATTAAATATTCTTTTGTCTTCCATTTTGATGTGAGGATACTTTGAGAAATCCTGATATATATCGTCAATCTTCAATGCAAAGAGAACCCACATAACTGGAAGACCTGAGATTGCTACACCCTTCTGAATATTCC